TTCAAACCACACCGAACGCTCAAGCATGGCGTTGTGTTCGACAGTGTTGGGGAATGCCTCGTCCATTGTGCGTGGATATGTGCGTGTGGTTTCGTTCATGGCTTGTTCCATTCTTCGATTTCTCGCTTCATGTTGACTTCGCAATATTGTTCCACCTCTTGCTGTTCGGATGGGGTGAGGTATTCCCAAATGTCTTTCTTGTCGCGGATGACGCTGATTTCAAATTGGTCTTGTTCACCAACTGATTTGTCACCCTCCATGAAGACAAAGTTCACAAGAACGTCAGGGAAGGTTTCTGTTGACCATTCATCAAGGTAGTGAATGAAGCTGCTTGTAAAGTTTTTCATGTTGTTTCCTGTTTTCATCCGTGACGGACAATCGTAGTATACACAACTAAACAGTCGAGTAAAGTAATCCCGACTAAGTTGAAGGGTCTATACCAGTATAGAGAAATCAACTATAATCCAAGCATGAAAAAAGCAGACGCAATCAAATTGGCTGGCAGTGCCATCAAACTCGCCAAGGTTCTCGGCATCACAAAGGGTGCTGTGTCTCATTGGGGTGAGGACATCCCAAAGGGTCGAGAGTATGAATTACGATACATCAAGCCCGAATGGTTCGTGGTTGAAAAACAGAAGGAAGCAGCATGAGTTACGCAGAAGTAGAAATGAAAGTCGTCCAATGGTCGGAGGCTCGTAAGATTATTCCGAACAGCACAGCATTGGCGCAGTCAGTTAAGGCTGTTGAGGAAATCCATGAGCTTGTCAAAGCGTTGGAAGATGACAACATGGAGGAAGCCATTGACGCAGTGGGTGACACTGTTGTGTGCCTCATCAACGTATGCGCCTTGATGGATGTCAACTTGGTTGACTGTTTGAAGGCTGCGTATAACGAAATCAAAGACCGCAAAGGTTATTTGGGTACAGACGGAATCTTCGTAAAAGAAGTGTGATATAGTTTTTGAAACAGCGGCTAGGAGGGGATTTGCTCCCCCTCCGAAAAGAGTTACCCCCTTCTCCTGCCGATTGTTTCTTTTCAAAGGGGCGTTAAAGGCGGGTATGCACTACTACCAATTCAACATTGGCGATTACGCCAGTCACACACGGCATCTGTCTCTGCTTGAAGACATTGCCTACCGTAGACTCCTCGATATTTATTACCTCCATGAACAGGCGTTGGACAGCCGTGTAGCGTCCGTTGCTCGTTT